ACGAATTCGCAGGCAAGGTATATGCTAGTGCCTGCTTTACTTAATGTAGCGTAACCGTCCGGCCATTCTTTCGTAACGTGATTGCCTTTTTTAAGTATTAGCCGAACCTTTGCTATTGTTTTATTAGATATTAATTCGTAAGACATCTGATCTTCAGCATCGTTAAAGTTATTCCATTTACTCATTGTTTTCCTCTATTAATTGGTTGATAAAATTTTCACTACCTTTCTTAAGCGTAGTAGCTGCTTCCGGAGTAAATACCATTGCATCTATTAGCGAGGCCCTTGCCTCTGCTTCGATGATCTCGTTGATAATCAACTTAGACGGCTTGGTTTTACGTACAGTTTCATAGCTAAGACCAACGGCTTTAGCTGCTGCTACTAAAGATTCACCTTGCCTTGAACATTCCCCCAGATCTGGGGGAATGTTATCGTTCTTTAGATCATTCCTAGCCCCTTGTCTTGCTTTAGCCTGAACTTGTTCTGTTTTTTCCATCTCAATAGCAAGTTCAGCTTTTTGAATGTTAGTAAGATTTCTTCTGCTAAACTGGTTATTGATCATCCATAGCTTTACGTCCAGTTCGGTTTCTAGCTCCATCTTTTCTATTATGTTGAAGCTTATGCTGTGCTTAATGCAAATAGCATATCTATGGTGTCCATCTATTATAGTATTGTGCCATACCACCAGCGGATCACGGCATCCCTCAAGTTTTAAACTATTTTCTAACCCAACTAATTCTTCCTGACTTAATTGAGGAATTAATTGTTTAAATTCTTCATTAATTTGCAAGTGCATCATCTTGTACTCTTTTATTAGTTAATATTTGCTTTTCAATTTCAGTAAGCTTGTTTTCAGTTTTGTTTCTAGTTCTAGCTCTTCTATTATTGGAATTAATACAACTTCCTAAATGTAGCTGTATTCTCATCACCTTCCTTAACATCGCTTGTATGGGTTAAAGCTTCAAAGTCTCGGAGGTACAAAATTGCTTGTGTCATCGAGTCAACGAGGTCTTTTGACTCTCCGTTCGGAAAGGTTATCACTGTTTCTAAAAACTCTTCGGCAAAAGCCTCGAGCCTTTCAGAGTTTTTCTCTTCAGTCGGCAAATAAATAAGCCCGCACTCAATAAACGGCGCTGCTCTCTGTACTCTTGCATTCTTATCGCCTTTTGGGGTGTAGCCTCTAGCAGGAATCCCTCCAAGCCTTAAATCTCGAATTAACGGATCGCCCGTTGCCTTGGCTTCTATTAGACAAAAATCAACAGTTCTTTGAGCAGGCATTGGATTCTTATGCTCACCTATATCCTTATAATCTTTGCTTAAGCGCTGCGCTCTAGCTCGCAGCTCCGGGTAGCCTACTCGGTCACGCCAAGTAGATAAGAGTATCATCTTAAATAACTCATCCTCGGATTTTTCACCCCATACTCCCCAAGTAGTACAAGCAGAATACGCAGCTGTAGGCTCATCAGAGATTGCCGTATCCCAGCTTTGCAATATGTAATCAAATTTAGGCTTAATCGGACTAGTCCAGTGCTTAAACCACTTTTTCTTGATTATCCCGCCGCCGATAGGGGAAGGTCTTTGCTGGCATTGCCCAGCATATCCATAAGAGCCGAGTGATCGTTTAAATTCATCGACTTGTTTTTTAGGAAAACGTAAGTCATTAAGCACTTCTCCTTCTTTGCCTCTTGGGTCTTCCCACATAATTTGATTTTTGCCGAGAGGTACTGTTATACACTTCCGTTTCTCTTCAAACTCTAGCGGTAGCACCAACTCTACCCATTCATCCTCGCTGTCGTTCTTTCGGATATAACCGGTTAAATCGTTCTCATGTGTTCTTTGCTGGACAACTATTCGGCAGTCATTAGCCGGGTTATTTGAACGGGTAGACATTCTCTGCGTCCACCAGTTAATTACGTTCTGGCGTTTTACTTCAGATAAGTCCCCCGGGTCATTAGGGTCATCAATGATAATGATTGAACCGCCTTTACCGACAGTTTTAGATATTACGCTTGTTGATTGCCTATATCCTGTTTTACTATTCTGAAAGAAGCTTTTAACGTTCTGGTCTTTTAGAAGCGGGAATCTATACCCCCAGTTATCCTGATACCAGTTGCTTTCGAGTAAAGCTCTGTTTTTCTGCGCATGCTCAAGACTTAAACCATTTGTACAGGATACGCATAAGAAACGCTCAGCAGGGTTATGAAGCCACACCCATGCAGGAAAAGCTACCGATATTAAATTGGTCTTGCCGGTTCGAGGCGGAACGTTAATAATCAGCTTCTTTATTTGCCGCGCGTAAACCGCTTCTAAATGCTCGGCTATTGCCCTTATATGCCAACTATCAACATAAGGCATATTACCTTCCATATAAGGCCATGCCGCTTTAAAAAACTCATATAAAGAGCCTGTGGCTAAGTATCGTTCTTTTAAAGACAATAGATTTGCTCTTCTGTTTCTCAATTCTGTAATACTATGGATTGCTACTAAATCAGAGAAACTAGAAGAGTAAATAGGGTTAATTGCCGGTTCCATCACTCCCTCCTTCTTCTTTGCTGTTTATAAGGTTGCGGATATCCTCAACACGCCAAGCGGTGATTCTTCTGCCTAACCTAATCGGCTTGGGGAAATGACCGGATTTAATACCGGTTAACCACGTTGACCTGCTAATAGGTAGAAGTTTTAAAATAGTAGGAAGCCTCACAAAGGCGGTATTATCTGGTAGTAAATGATCGTGCATTTTATTGCTCCCTTAAATGTTAATTTATGTGGAGTAATATTAATTTTGTTTATTTACTATTGCATCTGCGCTTTAAATGAAAACGCACAGAGAACCTGCGTTTTTCTACAAAAAATATCTTTGTACCTAAATGAAATCGGGCTTTAGAGCGTTAGAAAAAAAATAAAGAAAAACGCAAAAGGTGAATATTTGTTGTAACTTATTCTTATATCTTTAAAATATGATGAATAAACAACATAATAAGTAACACATTTTTTTTAAAATATGTTTAGATTAAGTTGTCATTTTAACATAGAAAAAAGGACAGACAAAATACTGGTATGAACTTATGTAATATAGTTTAGAATAAGTTTATATATATATATATATTATTTTGTGCAGAATAATTAAAAGATTTTGATTAAAGTATTGTTTAAAATACTTACAAAGATTTGATATTTGGTATCTTGGAGACTTCATCTCCTTGTAAAAGGCTATAACCGATCTCTGAATTATGTGATAAACAAAACCTGAAGTGCAAAATTAAATTGCTTAATCTAAGATGGGGGTATTACTATTTTACTTTTTTCATTAAATGAATATATTCTTTGATTCGATCACAAATAGCATCTCGTTTTACAGTAATTCCTTCTCTGTTAAGAGAAGCATAGTCATTTTGTATTTTTGAAAAATTTAAGTCATTCTGCTGTATAAGTTTATTCGTACCAGCTTTATTTGACCAATCTTGCCATATTTTTATTTGTTCTTCTCCGTAAAGTAACTCGAAATTACCCATTGCTATTTGTGCTAAAGTGTTTAAAACTTTTGCATTAGGTTTATTTTGCACTTCCTCACGGAGTTTAGTATTTTCTTTTTTTAGCATTTCATTTTCTTTTTTTAGTTCTTTATTTTCTAATTCTAGGCACTTAGATCTAGCTTTAAAAGCTTCTTTTTTAGCATTATAGTTTTTTACCAAGATTTCTAATTTTAAGAAAAAAGAAACGTTTTTTAATTTACACAATTCTATAAAATTTAATGGTATAAGTTGATTATTTTTTAATATAATTTCCTTGTATTCCAAAGCTCGTTTTAATATTCTCATTAGCATTAAAGTATTACTAGAATTCTTATGTTCTAACCATGTTAGAGTTTTTTTGGGATATTGAGGATTTAAACCATAAGCTAATGATACAGCTTCCTCAAGTGTCCACAAAGGCATTACTGCATAATATTCACACCAATAATCATCTAAATCGATTGAGACTTTATTTATCATAACTTTATTATTCCTAAATTCTAAAGCTTTGCAAAAACTGTTTTTTTCTCATCTTTTAAGAAGCATTGATGTATTCAAGGCAAATCCGTTCTGTTAAGTTTTGTAATTTCTGGACTCGTTCAACAAGATAAAGTAGTTGTTCTTTGGTAATCTTATATTCTTTGTTATACCTTGCTTCTATGTAAGCTCTTTCAAGTAGCTTAAATGCCTGTCGCTCGTCAACACTCGAATGAGGAAAGACTTGCCACAACTCAGCATTATAATTTCCTGCCAGACTACCAAGCTTTCTTATGTCGTGTAATTTTATCTTATAACCCGAAAAAACAAGCATAATCGCACTGTAAAAGCTTT